TCGCGCTTAGTAACACAGGCACGGCAGCTAGTAAAGCTTTACCGATGCTCATCACAGCTTCCATGATCGCGCCACCAATTCCTTGTGACGCAGCGCCTGCTAGATCGGGTGGATTTCGAACAGCATCAGCAAGTCCCTTTATCATGTCAGAAAGTTTTTCAACCACCCATGGAATCAATCCTGAAATAATCGCTCCGAGCATCTTGATACCCTTCGCGAAGGCATCGCCAAGCTTCTTAAAGGCTGGACCTTTTGCACTAAAGAATTTACTAAATTCCTTGCCCATGTCTTCAGCCATATTCTGCGGACTATAATTTCCTTTTCCTGTTAACGCGTCCTTGAATTTCTTGAAGATACCAAGAAGACCGGTACCTGTCAGTCCACCCTTCTCATCGATACCCATGAGGTTACGAAGATCCTTGGGGTCGAACAGGTCCTTAATACCGTCCCACACTCCCATCTCTCCCATGAGGTCTGCAAACATCTTACCGACTTGCTTACCAAATTGGAACACAATCTTCAGGGCAGCTCTAATTGATTTAAGGACTTCCTGGAATGCCTTTGACTGCTTGAGTCCCTTCATGAAGCCTTTCGCGAATGCATCAAAGAAACCAGTCAGTCCGCCGCCGCCGCCTTCGGTCATCTTCTCAATCGAGTCAGCAAGTTTCGACATTGCTTCTTCTTGAGTCAATGCCTGCTCTTCAGCTTCTTCAGCGCCGGCTTCCATGTCTTCGTAGGAGACACCTTGGTTTTCTGCGGCGAGAGCATTCTCCATCGCAGTCACTGACAGACCCATCTGCTCGGCCATTAACGCTTTTTCTTGTCGCGTTAGATCATCAACTGATTTTCCAGTCTCATGGAACGCATCGCGCATCATATCAATTCGTTCAGCTGGGTTTTCTGCGTTCATCATCTCCATCGTGTCAAGCTGCATTCCCATCGATTGGTTCAGCATAGACACCGACTCAGCAGCACCTTCGAAGTCATCGAACTTATCAACGACACCAAGGAGGTCTGACGCCTCAAGTCCCAGTTTGGCCATGTACGCCGCAGTTGCACCAAGTTGCTTCGTGCTCATCTTACCAAGCTTCTCAAAGTTCTCGGTAAGGTCAGACATGTTCTTACCCATCGTCTTCGCGGATATGCCGAACTTGTCTCCCATCTGAATAGCCATCGAAGCTGTAGCAGTAAGCATATCGCCTACATCTTGCCCTGAATTCTGAGCCTGCCTGGTCATTTCAACAAGGGCAGCATTCGTCATACCCAGACCCTTGTTCATCATCAACATTTGGCCGGCGTTTTCAGCAATCGACTCACTTAACATGTGGAACGATGAGCCGGCTTCTTCTGCTAGCTCTGCTACGTCTTTGAGCGCAGCTGCCATACCAGCGCTTCCACGGCCGTAGATGTCTGCTACACTTAACCCGGTCTGAGCAAGGGCACCACCGGCTTCTGTGAGGTTGTTGAAGCCGTCCATGACGGCCTTACCCTCCCCAGTCGCGAGGTCACCGAAGGTCCCCTTCAGCTCCTCCATGGCTTTCTTCATTTCATTGACACCGCCACCACCTGAGGAGGCCATGCCCACTAATCCACTGAACATCTTGAATGGAATTGAGGCGATTGACGCACCAATGTTCATCATCCCGCTGGCGACAGACGTAGCAACGCCACCGAGCATTTGGAGTGTGGCCATTCCGCTCTTGAAGCCCTTGACCATTCCAGAAGCTGCTCCAGCAGCTGCGGCGTCTAATGCAGTGACTGATTCAGTGGCAGACTTAAACTTTTCAGCCAGGCCGCCGGATTTCTTCGCGGCTTCTTCGGAGGCAGCACCAACATTTTTCTGAGATTCGGATAGTACGCCAGCGTTTTTCGCGGCTTCGCTTAACCCAGAATTAATCTCTTCTAGCCGAGAGGCCATGCCCTCAAGGTCTTTACACTCTAGTGCTTTACAAAGCTCTGCAGCAATCTGGACCTGGCCCGACAGTTGCTTCGCTTGCGCGTCGAGCATACCAGCACGATCAGCCAAGACCTTATTGATCTGTTGCTGAATTTGTAAATTATTTGCAGCTTCTTTAGAGTCGCCAGCCATCGATTAAACCACCCTGCTTACCGTTGCATTCTATAAGTATGGTAAACAGAAATCCGCACACAATAAATTGGTGCTAGAAAGGCCACACAAACCCCGTCCTCTCCCGTAAGCGACTAGTGGCCTGCTTCTTTGACTCTAAGATTGGAATGATATGAGACATGTCTGTCTTCTTTTGCAGCGCAACGTATAAAGCTCTGGACTCTCTTAACGCTTCAACGAATAACTTGATCGTACGCTTAGATCCGTTAAGCTTTATTTCATTAATTTCACCACGGATATATCTTGCGCTATCTTTCAGAAATTGTCGTTTGGCTTGTTTCATTCTCCACCTCTACAATAACTATGTAAATCTACGCAATTTTGCAGGAACTTGTGAGCGATACCGCCCCATCATTGCTCGAGCATCTGGGGAATTCTGATGAGCTGCATGAGAAGGCTGTTTGCCGTTAGCCTTCTTTATCTCGTCGTTTAGTCGCCTTATGAACCAATGCCGCATCCAGATTGGAACATTATACCCTTCGTAATACGAAAAGCCCATATAGTACATGAGCAAAAATATCTGTTCAAGATATATTTCTTTCGTACTATTCGTCAGGCCAAAAAAACGCCGCCCCCAGGGGCAGTCTAACCTCCGAGTGCTCCAAGCAAGAGGGACAATCCATCCAGGATTTCATCTCAATGCCTGGCTCGTTTTTGTCGATGTGCTTGCGGAGAAAAAGCGAATCTCTTGCCGGGAGACTCGATACGAACATATCCAGCTTTGTTCTATCATTCACGCCATTTACAGAAACAATAGAATATCTCAATCGTGAGGTAATTAGATTTTCAGTCCGTTGTCCCTGCTTCTTTCGGCGTTCATTTGTTGTCATAATATCTTGTTCATCGGTCCCTGTCAAAAGCTTATATCTACACTTGACCTTGGTGACCGGAAGCTTGACCTCAAAAATATTGGTTCCCAGCGAAATAGGGTCAATTTCCAACCTCTTAATTGGTAATTCTCCAAGGTTAAACGATTGCTTGGAACGCTCGCTACATGCGGGACAGTCTACTTCTACGTTGTAACCTGCGCCGTAACCGGTCACTCGTAGGGCAACCATCAAAGCATTTCGATCGCCGGCCAACATAGTATCGGGATTAACTCGCTTGTCTATCATACATGATTTCAGAAGATGACTAATGACTGTCCCCTTCTTAATAAGTGCTTTTGAAGTAAGAATATCTTCTTCACGAGCAGTCATCGCTCTTATTTCGATTGTATGCTTGCCATGGAGTGGATGTTCAACATCATAACACTTTCCTCCTGATGGAAGAGGTACAACCTCAACAGGGATCTCAAACCCAAAATCATCCTTCATTACATTTCTTGAGGGCATCGAAGCCTTCATTGAGCCGAAAATTTCGCTTCTTTCAGTGGGCCCGCCGCCTTCGCCGCCGCCTTGTTCAGTTGACATACATTCACCTCATGCTTAACAACGTTATGAATATCTTAAACTGATGAAATATGGTGTAAAACAAAGACAACAAAAAAGAGCGTGTAAACACGCTCTTTATGATGTGAGATAATTTCAAGTGATCAATATTGAAGCACGCAGTTATCAAAACGAATCGACAGTGAAATCTCTGCTGGGTCTTCCGAACCGTAGTCCAAATCACCGAAAGCAGCAGAAGTTAGGAAACATCCTTTCATATCCCAGAGCTCCACTACGGTTCCAACAGGATCCAATAGCTTCAGCTGGCAATCGCGCTTATAGAAATCAGCATAGCCGCCGCGACCTGAAACAGACTCGTAGTGGGTACGTACCCATTCCATAACCTGTTGTGCACCAGAAGGAGCGATCGGATCGTGAAGCGTGACTGATAAAGCGTCGAACTTGGTCTTACCTGCAATAAAGCGGGTAGAGTTAATAAATGGAATTTCAACCTCAGCGGTATTCATTGTGGGCCGAGCAGCCGTCTTGATCAAAAATGCGTCAATACCTTCTATCGCGAATACCCATCTGAACTTTCTTTTCGGCTCAAACTTATTCGGCAACATGTCGGTAACTGATAGTGTTTCTGGCATTTTGTGTTACTCCTTGTTCTTATCTAACTATATAGTTCTTAATTTAAATGTCCATGCCGGCGTTAGTTACCACGAAATCTAGTGATATAAACTCGACCGAACGGGTGGGCTGGAGGAATATCTTTCCTCTAACTGTATTATTCTCAATGTCAGCCTGGGTAGTAGTAGTTGCATCAATCTGTACCTTGAATCTATCAAGTCCCTGCTGTTGCTGAATTCTACCAAGAATCGGATTTACCGCTGCGGAAAATCTTGCAAGCGTTGCTTCCCGGTTGGGCTCAAAGAGGAAGGTATCTCCCACCTTTCTAACCTGACGTCGAATATCGATTAATAGTCTACGTACATTGACTCGATCGAGCGCACTTTGTGCGGCAAGAAGAGTCTTCTGGCCAAAGACCACGACTTCCTTAGACTGCGGGAATGAGGTGATTGGATTAATGTCTGCATCATACAGCGCATCAAGATTTGCTCTATTCAGCTTAACGTTGACTTCCGAAACATTTTTCAAAGCGCCGCGAGTGAAGCCGGCGGGGGCGAACCAGGGATAAGCGATCTTATCATTCAGTCCAAATGCTCCCAAAACGGCCACACTGGGTGGTGCGACAACGTTCTGACCTGTTGCAACTTCGCGCATAATAACATCGGGGAAGTATGCGGCAGCGAAAGAAGAGTCTAGATTTCGACTTGTGAAGTCGGAGACCGTGTTGGTTACACTGACAATCTCCGAAGAGCCCGTCACAACATTTCCAAGATTGTCTGTCGTCTCAATGTCCATGACATAAAGCGCATCAAACCGATCCTCGACAGTAGTGATTGCATAATCAGTGACTGAAGAGTGCCGGATTCCTGGAATCGCCAACAGTTGAATATTTACGTCAGCTCGCTCCTCGAGGATATCGAGGGCTTTTCTATAACCGGCGACGGTAGGTCCGTTCGTCTCTCCTTGATCCGCGTCATCCATCTCTCTCTTGCATGCAGTGCTGGTCATTTCGAACTTATTTCTGTCCAAGATATTAAGACCATCATAGCCGCCCTGCGTAATAAAGGTAAACTTAAGGAACCTTCTAGCAGATGAGAGACCAAAGTCTTTTTCCACACTCAAGAGCCGCGTTTCATCGGCAGCTGTTGTTTTCGCAGTACCATCAATGTCAAGCATCGAACTAACTGCCACACCTTTTCTTCTATATGTTGCTGCTGCCCACTGATTCGCGTCAGCTTTATCAGAGGTACTAACAATAACCTGGATATTCTCTAAAGAGAATTTGTTGTTATCAAATCTGTCGCAATCTAGTACTGTTCCGCCGTCGCCATCTGACACTCCAACATTGGCACCAACCATTGCTGCCTGCTGATCTTGCCGGAAGTTCGGGAAATATGTTCCCCAATGCTTCATCGAAGAATCAAAAACAGTGCTCTTGTTCGGCTCTTTGGAATTGTCTTTCTTTTCGAATTGAACACCCCAGTAGAGCTGACCAGCTACCTTCTTCTTGGGAGATTGCCCCCGGGCAACTGTTGACCGGAATGGAATGGGTGGCTGAACAATCCCAAGACTGGGCCACATGGGTCCAGAATCAATTCCGGAAGTTAGGTTAATGTCATCAATTCCAGAAAACATAACTCCGAAATCAGAGCTTGCGGCCTTGAAGATATTAGAGCCTGATGTCACCAAGTGCTCAACACCCCGGAAGCCGCAAGGAAGTGCATCGGCGGGTATTTCACCCTTGTCTAATGCATCCGTTGGAGACACGCGGACATAATTTGAGCGATTAGGATATGATCCTTCAACTACAAGCTTTTGGGAACCGGCTCTCTTATCAAAATCATAGAAGAGATAATAGTCGCCAATAACTCTAGAGATGTATCTTTCATCCAGCGGGTTCAGCGAAAGCTTAGGGAATTTCTCTATAACAACTGGTAAATCATCAGTGTCATTATAGTCTCTAACTAAAAGATCGAAAGTAGAATACTTGTTATTAACGTTTGTCGACTTAACAATATTCTCAATTGATATCTTCACTCGGGCATTCCCGATTGTACCATCATCTAAGCAGTAGATAGTAAATAAATCCTTGGGTGCGCCACCGTATGCTTGTGAGACAACGGTAGGAGCTTTTGCTGTTCTAAATCGATCATTGAACCCCTCGAAGTCAGGAATTGTCGAGCTTCCTGCATTTCTACCGAGCGATGATGTAACAAGGAACGCAATGTCCTCATACTTTATAGCTTTACCACCAACAATGCCATCAACAGTGGGATCATAAGTGGGTTTCATTAGAAGGGAACCGGTGGGTACTGCGAACTGAGAATAAACTGGCCAATGAGCGTATAGATAGTGACCGGCCTTCTGAGACTCTAGCGGGTCGGTATTCAAGACATTTCCAAAATAATTTGGTGCAGAAGGATCAAATGAGGCTGTTATGACGGTGGGATATGAGTCATTATGAGTATGACCATTCAGTAACAGTACAAACTCTTGTTTTCCACCTGCAATATCAACAGCACCGATTGTGGACCCAGCGGCAAAGAGTGTTGAATCACTACCGGTTAATGCTCCGGCGGTAGGCGGTGCGGCCAGGTCTTTTGCTGTTGGTGCGCCAAGGGGAAGATTTATTCCAGAAAAACTTCCGCCACCGTGGAAAGAATCAATTTTTCCACGAGAAGCGCTTAAGGCTGGTAGAACACCTGATGCCGCAAGAATAACTCCGCGGAGAATAGGCTGGACATTCTGTAGGCCGGCCTCTGTAAGATAAGTTGGATCACCGGACGTAATGTTACTTCCTGACATACAGACGGCCAGAAAGTGCGCTCTACCCAGGGGTCCAGGGTTAGTGCCGTCGCGGGTGCCAGCATATGCATTGGCCCCGAGAAGCCCATTACCTTTCGGTAATTCCTGGCCCACAATGAATCCAGCATTTGTCACTGTTCCACTTGAGTTTCGTTTCTTTCCATCACCACAGCCCAACACACGCAGGTATGTTGCGGCCTGTGCGTAACTTAGCCACTGCCTCATCGCCATGGGACCGAATTTCGTTCCATCGGTCTGTCCAAACTCTGCAATGAAATCAGCGAATGTAGCCATTGTTATAGGAACGAAAGCTCGCCCTTGGTCTGCTGTTCCAATAACTCCAGCTGGTACTCCGGAAGGGCCCGACACTGTTGGACCAGAAAGGTCTATCTCTTTGGTGGAAACGCCCGGGCTCTTAAATGTAAGTTCAGCCATTTGAAATAATCTCCTGTATTCTTTTCTTAACTATACTACGCAAAATCTACGCCACTGTTTGTGATAATAAAATCTATAGCAATAAATTCAATCGCTCTAGTTGGTACTACAACAATTCGTCCGTTCAGTCTATTATTTTCAACATCTTCGACAGTATTGTTGCTGTTGTCCATCACAACTGAGAAAGATTCAATCCCCTGTTGCGATTGGATTGTTGCAAGCAATGGCGTAACTTGGTTAATAAAGCGTGCTCTGGTTGCATCATTGTTGGGCTCGAACAGAATCTTATCAGCCACAGCAACCACCTGCCTCTTTACCTCGAGTAACATACGTCGTACATTCACTCTATCAAGAGCAGACTTCGCGAGTTGACATGTCTTTTGTCCGAATATTACAAAGCTTCCATCTGAGAAGTTTGCGATAGGGTTAACCCTTGCGTCGTATAAATCATCTCTATCCCCTGCAGTAAGTCTCACTGCAGTATTACTTACCAGGCTCAGGCCGCCGCGGTTAAATCCAGCGGGTGCGAACCAGGGATATGCAACTTTATCGTTGTATCCTAAAGCAGACATCACGGCAATGGACGGCGGCACTTGTACTTTCGACAGAGTATTGCTGTCTGTGATGAAGACATCTGGGAAGTACGTCGCGGTATAATTGTTGTCAAATACTCTTGACTCAAATTGCTCTGCTGTTTCTCTTACATCTGGTAATGAATATGAAGCACTAGCAATCTTTGAACTATCTTCACCTCCGAACAATCTTGTTTCACTTTCTGTCCATGATGGAATATCCATTACGTACATCGCCATGGAATAAGCTTGAGTCTTCTCAGCGGCCCAATCTGTAACGAAAGAATCTCTAATGCCCGGAATCGAAAGAATATTGATTCTAGTTGTAGTCGGATCCGTCATGATCTCAGCTGCTTTACGATAAGCTTGGATCGTGTTCGCCAAGCGGCCCTGACCGGAATCGTTAGCTAAGGACCCACCACTGTAAGATGGGGACATACCGATTGTTCCCTGGTCAAACTCATCAGAAGCGTACCCTGTGAGGCCACCAGATGATGCATCTGTCGATGAAGCTCTATCAGTCATGAAGAACATGTCTCGATTGAGAATGTTGACTCCATCGAAGCCTCCGTAAAACGGAATATTAAACGCAGTATATGACGTGAAACGATTGAACTTAACGGAGCTTGATTGGATCAGCGTAGCGAACGTAATACGTCCGAAATTCGACTTATCTGGATCTTGGATAGCATATGTCTGGGAGTCGGGAACGCCATTTCTTATATAGCATGACTCTCTTATGACTTCTTTTGCGGTACCGCTCAAGTGTGTAAGCAGTGTTGCTGCTGTACTACCTGTCCCGACCAAAGCAACTCGTGCCAACGTGAACTTGTTTGCATTAAAAGCAGCTCTCCCGCTTCCAGTAACCACAGTGTCTAGTTTCCCAATTCCTTGGAACTTCCCGTACGCTGCGATTAATGGGTTAGCAATACTAGAAGCGTTAACATCCAGGTTCGCATTGTCCATGCTTCCTGTCTCGGGACAGCGGGACCACTTAACACCCCAGTTGAGCCGGCGATCTACAATCTCTCTAGCGCTAGGATCTCCAGCCATTCCAGAGTAGTTATTCTTTACTTGCCCGCGTGTTAATTTAAACCGGAATGGAAGAGGAGGAACAATAGAGCCCGTCAATGGGCCAGCAGATGCTGCTGAAGAGCCACCTCCGCCCCACATTCGACCTGCTCCATCTTCACCGTAATATACTCCACCCAGCTCAAGTCGTGTTCTCGGAGTGTCTGTCATCGAGTTAGACGTCTTGATAACTGGAATTCCTGTAAAGCCGAATGGACATGCATTTTCAGGAACATTACGAGTATATATGGAATCGTGCATTACAACACGTATAAAGTTAGAGACGTTGGGGTATCGTCCTGTAACGATAATCCGCTTTTCATCATCATTATCTGCATCGAAATTATAGCGTGCCTTATAGTCACCAATCTTTCGAGCAACAAAGTTTTCTGACATCGGATCGAGATTACATGAGGGGTAGGTCTCGAGGACTTGTGGGTCAAGGTCGGAATCATCAAATCTTCTTACCTGAACCTCGAACTGAGGGAATGGATAATTCCCGTCTGTAGAAGCCCGCAGATTCGCTATAGTGATCTTCACATTGTCATTGGCATAATGGCCATCAGACAGCGATTCGAAGTGCATGAGGGGGTACTCAGTACCACCGTAGGGCTGCGATAAGATCTGCGGCGTCTGTGCCGTTGTGTATCTTGTATCAAATCGACCGAACGCCGAAAGTGCCTTGCGGTTATCACCGCTGAGCGCATTGTTTAAATTGTCACCCGAGCCTGAAAGTAAAGCTAGTACATTCGCTGTTCCCTCTTGCACACCGGCAATCTCCCGTTCAACAGCAAAGTCAAGATACAGTAAGTGCTGATGCTCGTAGAACTTAAGCGGATCAGTGTTAAGAACATTTGAAATATAATTCGTGTGAGATGGGTCAAGCGAAGCCGTTACGATTCGGACACCTGGGCCAGCTACTGTATTGAGTGTTTTTGCAACAGTGGTGTTTCTTGCAAGAGACCCAAACTGGGACGTATATGCCCCTCCACGTGAGGAGGAAACCGCTAAAGCAAAAGTAGCATCCGGACCGGGACTTGCCAGCGAATCAAGACCATTGCTCCAATTCTGGCCAATGTTCAAAATCTGCAAACGACTACCAGAAGCGGTGAAAATCACACCCCGTACTAAGTTAACGGTATCGCCTCCGCTTGAGTCGAAAGACGGATTATCGATGAACATTGGGTGAGAATAATCAGTCGCACCTGAAACATAATGCTTCGCGACTAAAAACTGTACGCAACTATCAGAAAACGTATTTTGTGCCACACCATTGTCAGCATCCATATTCCACTGAGAATCTGCTGGCTCTATTGTGAAGCCGGCGTTCTTGACGGTTCCAAGGTTGAGGGTGTTGGATAGGTCCGTCGAAGTTTCATTAGCACCAGCGCCCAGCACCCGCATATAGGTTAGTGCTGTTCTGTTGGCTAAGAATGCTTGGACTGCATATGGACCGAATCTGTTCGAATCGATATCACCAAATTTGTTAATAAAATCAGTCATGCTTCCCACCGTGACCGGTACGAACGCAGGACCTTTCTCTGCAGTTCCAACAACACCTGCTGGAACGCCTACGATTGAGGTTTCTCTCGCTGTGGCGTCAATTTCACGCTCAAAAAAACCTGGGGATCTAAATGTTTGCTCTGCCATGAGTCGGGTCTCCTGGATCTACTTTATCACAAATAACTATTTCGTACGATGCCTAAATGTCTCATATAGCCGTATCAATCTTTGAGGAGTTTTCCAAGATCAATAGCAATACCACTGGGGGACTTCTTACTAAACTTAAAAACTGCTTCTCCGGTTTTCGGATCTGCACTTGAAATTATGATTTCTAGATACTCTTTCTTTCCTGTAAAGGGGTTGATATTTGTAATTATAGTCGTCGGACTCGTTAAACTCGATGGGCCCGCAAGATTTGCTGCTGATTGGCCTCCGACTTCTACCGTTGGTGTGCCGGGGAACCCCCCTATTATTCCTGGAGTGGCCCCTATGCCTGCTGGGGGGTTACCATCCGCAGCTGGGGTTACACCAGCAAATAAATAATCTCCTGGGTTTCCCGACGGGATTCCCGCAACTGGCGCACCGGCGGGTACCCCGCCGATCCCTTGAGAAACTCCAAATGCAACATCTGGAGAGGACACTGTTCTTCTAAATGGAACGGGCATGCCGGGCTCTTGCGCAGCGACCATGTACGCGGCGACACTCATATTAAAGCTATACTTAACGAGCCTTTCGACATCTGTAAAATCATCAAAATTATTTTGCGGAGTTAAGGCGGCGTCAGTAAAAGCAGAAAATCTATACCCGTCTTCTGTCTCAATGACAAATGTCCGACGGCGGTTTTCTACATAGCCACTCATCAACACGTTTATGAGAGAATTCATTTCTTGTGTATATTGCGTCCAGAAAGTTATTTCATAAGAAGAAGTGTATTGCTTAATAGGCGGGATCTGAATCATTTCTACTAAGTTTTTGCTGGCGACTGGTGTCAAAATGGTACCTCTTCGACTAGCAACCGAAACCGACGGGGCGGCTCTTCTTGTGGCTAGTCGGCCGTTCGCTATTCCGCCTCCATCACCATCTGCCTGATTCCCCAGAGCAGCAATCGCATTTTCATCAGAATTTTTAAGCCCATGAGTGTTTTGAAGACGTTGATATCTTAAGTCATCTTCGCTTAATTGGACCTTCACAGTGATGGGACCTCCCTGAAATTGGGCAGCACCCTTTGCATTCTCTTGATCGATCCCTGTCCTTATTATAGATATTAACGGAAGAATAAGAGCATTCGACTTGTCCCTCAACGGTTTGTTTCGGGCAAGGAGCGCAAAGCGTTCACCGGTTGCAAATATCACTGGGACTCGCTTTACCTCATCCCTCCGCTTGTAGAGGAGAGGTAGTTCCTTATTGAAAAGATTAAAAACTCCTCGATCAACATCTTCGATGGTACATGAGGGCATTGTGAAATCAGGAGCAATATCCTCGTTGTCATAACCTGTCTCAATTTGTTGATAGGGCCCTTTTGTTATGGAATACTTCGTTGCCATGCTAGCTCTCGTCGTAGAATGCTGAACTTATTTCACCAGGGGAACCCTTCGGAGACACTTCTGCTGGAGCGGGCTGAGGCGGAAGCTGTAGCTTACCTTGCTCTATCAAAGCGCGGACATCACCAGTCGGGCCCTCAGCATTTTCTGCAAAACCCCGCTGCTGGATAAACGTTCTTTGAATAGCATCTGGGTCTCCAGGATAATACCCTTCATCAGTAGGTCCGATAGGCTGCTTATCGATAAGTCCCTTCCTCGCTTGTTTACCAAGCAATTTCACGCCTGTCATATACTCAATCTCACCATAAATATTTGATTGCCACGTAATCGACGTAATCTCAAAAAACGTTTCGCCATAAGAAAAATAATCTCCCTCCTTGACGTCTATATCTTTATCTATTAAATCTTTGTAGTGAAGGTATACTTCTGTAGTGTAAAGATTTTCAGAACCAAACCGGCCGGTCGTCACTGTTTGCGGTGACCATGCAACCTGGGCTTCTATCTCTAATGCGGGATCGAAATACTTGTCGATTGCTTCCTCATAGATGTCATGGATCTGCGTTACGTCTGTTCGAATCGCATAATAATAGATCTTCTGACCGACGACATCTTTCATTATCTCTTTCGTTAAATCAGAGATTAAATCTTGCTCGCGGGGAGTTATGAAAAGTCTGGCCATCTCTTAATTTCTCATTTGATAATGATCGATTTACCCAGAGGCATGGCCATGGCCTTCAATGCTTTGGTAATGTTTTCTGCGTCTAGGGCTTGTCCCTCTAAAAGTTTACTATAAGTTAAGCTGTCCAATAGCTCCACAAGCTGGTCTCGTAATCTAGTTTGATCTTCTCGTGCTTGGCTAATCAGGTCACCCCCGTTAAGGTTTAGATCACCTGACGGTATAGGAACGGTCGCAAATTTAGAGCGAACCTGCCCTAATAATTCTTTGCACAAAGCAAGACAGTATTGTCTAACCCACTGACGACCGACAGAATTAGTCTTATTGTATTTCATCCTCCCGTATGGAACGTTCGAAAGATTTGATGTGCCATAGATTGTATCATCTCGAATATCTGGGTCATACGGGTCAGGAGCAAACCCCACTCGAATCCACAACTTAATCGGATTGGCACCAGAACCTGTTACTTGGGTAGGCATTGGATATATTCGAATATTTTCCCCAATGATCCTATAAGAATAATTTGATTTTCTTACCCTGTTAGAAATGTCCATCTGGCCGGCGCGAAGAACGTCTTCGAAAACAGGCAAAACGTAAAAAATAGTCTCAGGTGTAAATGACTCGAAACTAAATTCATTATTCAGATAATTGACAGCAGATGTTGTGTCGAAAAATCTGTAAGCAGCTTGTGGACTGAAGTGGAAGACTTCCTTAATTCGCATCTTGCTTCGTGGAGAATTTTTGCTGCTAGACACGATTAGATTACCAGCAGTATCTTTCAGCTCTCGATAGATGTTATAGTCTTGGCGCTTATATGTTAATTGAATCGAGCCCGAAACCTCATTGTACGACCCACCAATACCCGCTTCCATAGAGTACGGCTCAGCCATACGTAGGAGGAACTCTAGATTCTGCTTTGGAAATAATCCAGTCTTATTACTTCCCGTGCTATATCCCAGCAAATTGCTTAGCTGCGATTTTGCGTCGGCTTCGTTGATAATCCGACCATACTCCAGAAAAGACTCTTCAAAACAGGCCCACATCTGCTTTTTTGTCAACTCAACACTTAGTATATCATCGCCTAATTTCCTCTTCACAAAGGAAACTACAGCATTTGCTTCTGTCTGAAATTCCGTATCTGTATCAAAGAAGCTAAACGGGGTTGGATTTTTTGTATAAGCAAAAGAAGACATAGCACACCTTACTGATAACTATTACGTAGGGTGTAAAATGTCTTTCTTGGACGTTAATGAAAAACTGGCGGTCTACTTAGTAAACGCCCGTATTTTCCATCGGACCCTCGCCGTACTTACGGCGCAAAAATCCGACAATTTTATTCATACGATCGGTTAATCCAGAAACATCAGGAATACCGTCACCATCGATATCTTGACCCTCAATAGCGTTCGTTAAGTTGGTAACCTGAGCTGTCAATGTTGCTACTTGTGTTTCAAGAGCTGTCACTTGTGCTTCAAGAGCGGGTTCAGTTGTCGTAGCTGTAGTGGCCTTCGCCTTTGATGTCTTCTTGGGCGAGACCGCTGCTGATGTAGTTGCCATGTTGTCCTATCCTCCAGGAATTAGAATATAATTTAATCCACCGAAGAGTAAAGTAAAAAAATGCCGCCCAAAGGACGGCATTTTTAGAATATAGATCTACGTATCAGGCGCCAACCCAGATACCTACACCCTCAACGATATACCATCCGGCAGAGCCGTCTCCCACTAACGTGACGCGGTCCCCCTTGTTGGCGGTTGTCTTAGTGTTAGTAAGATCACCGTCATCGGTGCCGGTGCATACTGAATCGGCAGCAGCATTTGCAATAGTTCCGTCAATCGCATCGCTAGCGTTGGGACTGACTGTAATAAGCACTGCGCCATCAGCGCCGGTGTTAATGAAAGTATAAGTCAGTCCAGACTTGGTAGCAGGAAGTGTTATAGTTAGAGCGTCTGTGCCGACGAGGAAAACTTTTCCACTGTCTTCTGCGTCCAGTGTCTTAGCGGCTGTTATTGTTTCAACCATTGAACGGTGACCCGAGAGTGTTCCGGCCGTGCCCGTTGCACCAGTTGTTCCACCCTTTTGGTACAAACCTTTTGTACCTGTTACTAGTATTTTTGGCATAATTTTCTCCTTTTTTTTATTATAGAGTTACTTGTCCACATGATTCCCTAGCTAGCGTGTGGGGTCCGCCTTATGTCCGTGCTAGGGGCTTGTCATTAAATATAACGTAAGCATTCGACTTACCAAAATAAAAGGGGCGGACCCCGAAAGGACCGCCCCTGAATATTAATGACTTCGTCTAATCAGATTAGATGACGTCCATGCCAAGGCATGTTACTGTACCGTAGAAGTCGGAACGTACCATCTTCTTGCCGTACCGAGTCATCACGCCCTTGCGAGGTGTGAAGTCTTCGGGAGCGAAGATAGTAGGCGTAACGATCAGCGGAACGTAAGGAGCATATACATACCCAGTCTCAAGGTAGCTACCGCCCTTATACCCAACAAGAATCTTGTTGCGTGGGAAGTAGGGGTCCTTATAGACTGTGAAGCGGTTGCTCAACGTACCAACCTTCTCAGCGCCAAGACTCATACCGGGTGCAACCTGACCGTCGCCGTCGATGCTGTAAACAGGCTTGTAAAGCACGGAGGCTTCAAGGACTGTTGCAACGTCTGGGGAAACAACGATGAAGTTAGCGGAACCACGGAGGGTCTTACGATGGATCTCATTAGCCACGTCAATGACGGTTTCAACGAGAGTCTCGTACCATTCACGCACCGTACCGGTAAAGGCAGGACCACCCGCGAGGGATGAGGCCTTAACAGCAGAAGCACCAGACTTCTTATTAACGAAGTCACCGGGCTTACGGCTCCAGTAGTAGTTTGTGTCAGCCTGCATGAGTAGGTCATTCAGGATCTCGCGGTCAATCTCAAGAGCAATCTGCTCAGAGAGGATCTGAGTAAGCTCGACCTCAGCGTCAAGGCTGTGGTAAGCATTCAGGTCCTGTGCGAGTTCTGGTGACCAACGAGCGCGCAACTTACGGGTCTGAGCAACAACGGAGATCGCTTCGATCTTGATGTCAATCTCAGGAATAACCGGCTGTGCGCTTGTCTGGCTGAAGTTAGACTCAAAGACGGGAACAACGAGAGTGTCGCCATCGCTTTGAACACTCAAGGAGTTGTCCTTGGGATAACTTATACGGAAACCATCAAGGTCCGCGGCGTTGAGCGCAGTGCCTGACATAACCAAGAGAAGTGCCGAACCGGCCTTCTGGGCTGATGCCATCGGATCCGGGGAAATCGGACCAGACTTTGAACCTGACTTAACGAGCTGGTTAAGACGACGAATATTATAGACTCCCTGTCCACCCTGGAATGTCTCGCCAGGAACCGCAACGTCTGTGCCAGTATTTAGCGAAGAAGTTGAGCCTGTGAGAACCAAAGCAGCTTCCTTAACAGCGGTGACGTCAAAGTTAGAACCAAGAACGCCAAGGTCGACGGTTAGGAAGAAGTAAGGATTACTATCATCATCGATCAGCTGAGTAAGCTGTGGATCGAACTGCAGGAAACGACCATCGGCTCCTGTGCTACCCGCGCCACCAGTTATGGTAGTAGAACGAGACTGCGCAGATGCAGTACCAAGAACGAAAGTGTTCTTGTTACCAAGCGTCAGGTTGGAACCAGTGTGAACTCTAGAGTAACCAGAGCCAGCGAGGTCATACTGACCACCGACGCCGAGAGACCCGGAGCGAACACCCTTTCCAGCAGGGTTATTGTAAATTGACTGACCTGCGTCGTATGTGTTCTTCGAAGAAGAACCCATTGAACCGTCAACAGTACCACCAACGTTTGAACCGTAAGTGTAGTCAAGGTAGAAGAGCAGACCAGAAGGTAGGCTCATCGGTTGTATGGAAACCAACTCGTTTGCCACAAGGCCACCGAAGACTCGGCGAACAATGGGGAAAGCGATGTTAGTGAAACCCCGGATATCTCCGGAGCCAGCAGAAGGTGTGAGTCCACCACCACCAAGGGTGTTTTGCTCACGTAGGATCTGACCAGCTTGGTTCTCGAGCAGCGTTGCCATGTTTTCACGATGGACGCTCTCGAGACCCCTAAGAAGACCAGTCCTGCTCCACTTTTCTGTCAGGCGCTTGTTAGAGTCGCCTTGATGACGCTGACGAATACCTTCCGTCAGTTGGTCAAGTGTAAACTTTTTGGACATTTTCTTTTTCTCCTTTAAAGATTAGCGTCTATTTGTTTTTGATACCAGCGAGTGTTGCCCATCGGTCCGTCTGAGCCGACTCATTCACATTGGCACTGCCTCTGCGAGTCGACTTACTAGAAGATCCAAGAACTCTTCTCTTGCCCTCACTGAGGGACTTCTTACTAAGTGAGCGAGTAATGCTTTCATACACTAATTTCGCTTCACGGATTGTCTTAGCATTATCTAAAGCTTCGACTATGGCACGCTGCTGCTTAGAACTTACATTACGATTTTGCATCAGTTTGTTCACATAAAGCAGTTTTGCGTTAAAAAGATTCATTTCAGAAAGC